CAAGATGATGGAGAAAGATCAAGAAAAGTAATACAGTTTATAGGAGTTAAAGATTGGAAAATAGATAAAGACGTTAACGATCTTGTAAACTATTTTGAAGAAGAGCTTAATCAAGTAATAACATTTTCTTTAATTAACAATGCTTTAAAATCTGCTTTTGCTACTGCTGATTACTTTGGAGAAGTTGATTATAAAAAGAGAGATGCTAAACAGAATTTAATGTATGATCCTAAAGACGTAATGAGTAGTCTTAAAAGTCTAGGTGAAGTAATAGACGGATTAGAAGAGTTGTTAAAGAGATACAGAAGAGACGGAGTAGCTAAGAAAGAAAAAATGAGAGGGAAGAAAAGTAAAAGTCCTCTTGAACTTCCACCTAACCAAAGAAGATAATGGATTTAGAGCAGATAGTAGAATTTACAGGATTAGACCCAATACCTGATGGTAGTGGTTATCATAAGTATAAGTTTATTTTGAAGCTTTCAGAAATAGGAGAAGTCAGAGAAGCAATAGATGAATCAGATAATAAACCTATAGAAGAATGGTGTGTTCTGTTTAAAAAAGGACTTAATAGAGGTATATTAGTTTTAATGCCTTTTAACAAAATGAAAAACATGTTGCATAGATTTACTTTAAGACTTAATAATGTATTCTATTTAGAAAATATGAACTAATGGAAGTAATTGATAGTGTTAAAAATAAAGACGGTATATTTATCAACACAGAATGTTTTAGAGAAGAAGCTAATCACTTTCTAAAGTATGGGAGATACTGCGATGATGAAGTTGGTACGTATGCTTATTTAGAATATTGGGAAGAGCAAGAAAGAAGATTAATAGATGGTTACGAAACAGGTGGTGCTAGAATAACAGGAGAACATTATGGTTATCTGAATTTTAGTAATATCAAACTATCAAAGAATAAACAAAGTTTAAGAGACTTTAACCCTAGAATAAACTCCACAACTAATGCTAGAAAGAAAGTAAGAGACTTTCCACTTTTCTTTGATGGAGACTACAACTACTTTCATATACTAGATATAGCAAGATTTGGAACTACAAAAGAAGAGCTAAAGAAACTACAGCTTATGGTTACTCCATTGTATCTTGATGGAGGTAGGCATGTAGTTCTAGGTAAAGCTAGACGTAAAGGCTATTCATATAAAGCAGGTTATGTACTAGCGCACAGGTATAAAACAGAAGCAGATAGTATAAGTGTAGTAGCAGCTTACGATTGGAAGTATTTAATTCAAGCTGATGGTACAATGACTATGGCTAAAAACTGTGTAGATTTCTTTAATGAACATACAGGATTTGTTAGATCAAAGCTAATCAATACTAAGAAAGAACAAAAAGATGGATTTGTTGAAGAGATAGCAGGAGTTAATGTAGAGAAAGGTTATAAATCTCAAATTATCTCTATCTCTTGTGGAGAGAACCCTGATGCTATTAGAGGTAAAGATGGTACTATTATATATTTAGAAGAAGCAGGTAAATTTCCTAATCTTATACAAACAGTTAATAGTACATCACCTACACTAGAAGATGGAATTTATACTACGGGTATGATGGTTATCTTTGGTACAGGTGGTGGTAAAGATACTAATTGGGAAGACTTTGAAGAAATCTTCTATACACCTAATGCTTATAAGATGCTTCCTATAGAAAATATATGGGATGAAAATAGTGAAGGTCAAAATTGTGGCTACTTTCACCCTGACTATATAAGTAAAGTAGGTTTTGTAGATAAGTACGGAAACTCTTTAAAGTCAGAAGCAAAAACACATCAAGAAGCTATAAGAACAGAGTTATCCAAGACCTCTAAAGATGCGTTAGCTTTAATAGCTAATAAAATGGAATACCCATTTTGTCCTAGAGAAGCTTTTAGCAGAAGTTCTAATAACATATTTCCAACAGAAGATTTAGAAGAGCATAGGAACTATCTTATAAGTTCTGATAACTTTGAAGGAGTTAATGGTAAAATAAGAAGAGATAGAGAAGGTCATTTGAATTTTTTACTAAAGATGGATGCTTTACCTATTCTTAGATTTCCTCATAAAGATATGACTACTTTAGAAGGTTGTATAGTAAAGTATGAAGAACCTTATAGAGTAGCTAATAAAGTACCCGACAACTTACATATAATTTGTCATGATCCTTACCACTTCGATAAGTCTATAGGAGATGTTTCACTAGGAGCAGCTTATGTAATTAGAAGAAACAATAACTTAGGTATAAGAGGCAATGTTATTGTCGCTAGTTATATAGGTAAGCCTGATTCACAAGACGAATACAACAAAAATTTATTTTTACTTGCTCAGTACTATAACGCTAAAATAGGGTTTGAAAATGATAGAGGTAATGTTATAGGTTTTTGTAAAGTAGCTAGAGCAAAAGGAGTAGATTTGTTTAAGTATTTAGAAACTGAGTTTGAATTAGGATGGAATGACAAAATGAATAACAACCTTAGTAGAGGTTATGGTATGTCTATGGGCGGTGGTAAAGACAACAAAAAGATACTAGAAGGCGATATATTTATAAGAGATTGGTTAAACGAGGAAAGAAGTATTACAGAAGATGGATTAATAATAAAAAATTTGCATACTATTAAAGATATAGCGTTATTAGAGGAATTAATAAAATACAGAGCTAGTGGTAACTTTGATAGAGTTTCTGCTTTAAGAATTGGAATGTACCACCTAAGAGAACTACTATATAACAACGTAAAAGAAAGTAATGCTAACAAAGATTCAAGTAAGAAAAAATTTTTTAACTCTAAATTATTTGCCTCATGATAACTGGTGGAACATCAAGACCTAGACAGAAACTACCTTTTAGTAAAAAGGACAAGGATTGGAAAGAACAAAGTTTTAAACATTTTACGTTTGCTAACAATAGTAGTAATGGTAAGAGAAGAAACTATTTAGAGTATTTATATAGAGTAGCCAATGGACATCTTGAAGAAGAGAATTATGAACATGCTACTAATCCACTAGGAGAAGGCTCTAAGAATAAACCTCAATATAGATCATTTCCTGCTAAAATAAGAAACCTTGATATTATTTCTCCTATTATTAATTCGTTAGTAGGGCAAATGATAGAGATGGGTTTTGATTATACTATTGTAAATAAAGCTACTGATATTGATAATGACTATTTAAGAAATTTAACTAAACTGATGAAAGATAATATCTTAATTCAGTTTAATAGTGCTTTACAAGACGCAGGTATTGATACAGGGATTCCAAAAGAAGAACCTGAGCCATTAGAAGCTTTACAAGAAAAGGCTAGATCATTTAATACTCAAAAATCTAAGGAAGCTAGGATTATAATGGACTACATAGAGTCCTATAATGAATTGCCAATTAAGTTTATAAGAGCATGGTACGATTTTGTAGTTACAGGTTCTTGTTATTCAAGAAGAGATGTTTACTTAGATGAAACAATATATGATATTATTAATCCTCTTAATATAAGATATGTAGCTTCTGACAATGTTGGGTTTATAGAAGACGGTGAATCTGTTTCAGTAGATTATTTTATGACTCCAAGTGAAACACTAGACTTCTTTCAAGACCATGAAGAGTTTACAAATAATAAAGAAATTATAGATTATATAGAAAAACAAGGTATAGCTAGTAGTGATAATAACGGTGGAACATTTAGAGCTACTGATTATTTTCAAGACGCTAGAAATACTTTTTTAAATAAAGTATTTGGTATTGAACATGGTGCTATTAGAAACGAAGGTCATATAAAAGTAACTCATACATGTTTTAAGTCGTTTAGACAAATAGGAGAACTTTCTTATGATGATATACTAGGTAACAGCCATGTAGAGGAAGTAACCGAAGACTTTAAACCAATGAAAGGAGAAAAAGTCAAATGGAGATGGGTTAGTGAAACATGGGAAGGCTTTTCTGTTAATGACATTTACTTTTTTGATATTAATCCTGTACCTTTACAAAGAGGTACATTAGATAATCCTTCTGCTTGTAAATTACTTTATAATGGTAAAACGCTAGACAGTAGAGTTATTCATGGTAGAAGTATCGTAGAAGAGGGTATAGTATATAATGAAAAGTATAACATTATTCATTACAATATAGAAATGACTATAGCTAAGAATATGGACAAAGTTATTCTTATGCCTCTTGGTCTTGTACCTGATACTGAGGACATGGATATGTTTGGACAGATGTATTATGCTAAAGCTACAGGCTATCTATTTTTTGATGATTCTGATAAAGCAAAACTACAAGCCGCTCAACATGTAAGAGTTTTAGATACAAATCTAAATCAGTATGTAAACTATCTATACGATATAGCTAGTAAAATTAAAAGAGAGTTTGAAGAAAGGATTGGATTTGTAAGACAAGCAAAAGGAGATATAAATTCTAGTGATACTAATGGTAATACACAAGAAGCAATTTTCAGAGGTAGTTTGTTTACTGCTCCAATGTTTGAACAGTTCAGACAGTTTCAACAAAGAGATTTACAAGCTCTAATGGATTTATCTAAATTTGCTTTTATAGAAGGAAAGAAAGCAAACTTTCTTACGTCAGCAGGAAAAGAAGAGTGGTTAAATGTACAGCCAGAAGCTATCTCAGAAGCTAGTTATGGTTTGTTTATTAAGAACTCAATAAAGGAAAAGAAAATGAGAGATATGATGCAAGCTAGAGCACAAGAGTTTGCACAAAATGGTTCTACTCCTTCTGATATAGCTAAAATTATTAAGTACTCTTTTGATGAAGTAGAAGATTATCTTAAAAACAAAGAGGAAGAAATAATGGCAGCTAACCAACAACAAGCACAAGCTGAACAAGAAGCAGCTAAATATATACAAGAATCTCAAAACTTTAATTTAGCAGAAGATAGAAAGATAAAAGAAGAAGCTTCAATTAGAGATTCCCAAACTAAGATTCAAATAGCATTAATTAAAATGCAAGAAAGCTTAACTAATTCTATGAGTTCTCTTGACCTTACAGGAAAAGAAGAAGCAGGAAAAGTAATAGAAGACATTGGAATAAAGCTTAGAGAATTAGATATTAAGGAAAGAGATAGCCAAAGAAAAGCTGCTTCTGCTGTATATAAAGCAGATACAGATTTGAAGATAGCAAAAGAAAATAAGTACAAGCACGAAACAAAGTAAAACTAAACTAAACAAAAATGCCAGTAACAGACAAATTTTTTGACAAAATACCTACTAATATAGTAGAAGGAGCTAAAGAAAAAACAACCGCAGAACTGAAAGCAGAAACAGATGCTGTAGCAGAACAAGCAAGATTAGCTAAGGAAAAAACAGATGCTGAACAAGCAGAAGCAGCTAGACTTGCTAAAGAAGCAGGAGGAGAAGAAGAAGAAGAAGAGGAAAACGAAGAAGATGATCTTA